CGAAAAATTACGAGTAGTGGGAAAATCGGCCTCCGATGAAAACCACTACATAGCAACGCATATTACACGACCTCGGCCACAGTCTGCCCATCACAGACAAGTTTCGGACCAAACTTGACGTCTGGCGTCTGGGTTTCCCCGCCCCCGATGATTCGCGCGTTGACTTGCTCCGTAATAAAAACAAAACGTGCAAGATTGCAAAGGATGTCCACTCCGTGAACTAATTTCGGCGAAGTTGGTTAGTATCTCGGCTGTTAGGCTCCGATCTAACTACATCCACATATCTAAAGGGCTCCGAACCAGGTGGAGTCTCCGGTTCAGAAACCTGTGATATAGTAATACATGCTGGTCTTCTTTCGACCAGTCTTGTTCTATTATTACAAGTGCTATCCACCTTTTCTACATCCGAAGAGGTGGAATCACGCACACTAACGGTTACCTCAGGAGGAATCGGCGATTTCATTTGCTCAACAAGACGGTAAACCTCATCGAGCTTCGCTTTCATCTGTGCTTTCTCACTGAGTGGCTTAGATAAATTGGCAGAAGCATACGGTGTCACATACAAATCAAAAATCATAGTATTAGCCGAATCACCACTGCCAAAAATACGCACCGATGCGTTAACTGCAGTAAAATTAACTATAGCCATAGTTAAAGTACCCTGTCTAGCAACAGCTGTAGGCAACCCTATATGATTTGTCAAAACACTACACGAAGCATTACCATAACCTGTCGCGTAAGTAGAATCACTGACAGGTGTTAATGATGTCCCTGCAAAAGACGCAGCACCAGATAATAATGCAATTTGTGTAGGGTAAGTGGATAGGGTGCCAGAACCAACATCTACTGACTTTAGCACAATAAGGTACGACCCAGTTCCTAAAGAATTACTACAAGTGACATCGGCATAAGAAATGTTTTGCGTTATAGTCAACCCATTATTACTAGGATACGATGATGTATTAATGGGTGTTATAGTAGTTGCATTTAGACAACTCCATTGACTATGAACGAAAGGTTGAGACTGCAACGTAGATAAACTTGCAATCTGTGGCTTACTGAGTCTCACATGATATGAGACCCAAAGCTCACCAACTACTGAGGGTGACTGAACACCTGATGTGGCAATCTGAAAATTACCTAAAACACTGAAACGTGGATCATCAGGATAGCCAGCTAATGTAGTTGCGTTTTGTACGAAAAATTTCCTCATAACATTCCTACGAGGATCACATTCGACTGGGTGAATTTGATCGTGGCAAGGGGCACTTGAAGTTGCAAAATCTGCAATCTCCATAGCCTGTTTATTACTGTAGTTAGAATCAATACAATCATAATCAGTGGCCATGATCAAAGTGCCTAAGCCAGTATTAGTACTACCAACTGCAGTAGCAGAAGTAGATTTAAACTCGAAAACGAGCCCCAGAAACTCATATTCTTCATAATTACTGGCTAGACGAAATAACCAAGGAAACAAAAGCGGATTACCGGCATTTATTAAATAACCCTGGTTACTAAAATTAATAGAGGAGGTTATATCCATCACATACTCACGATGGGAAAAGGAAAAACCCCCACTAGTAGAAAACTGTGCAACACCACTATTACAACACATTGGGTTATTATTAGGATTAGAATTCATAAAAGAATTACGTCGCACGGTATAATCACCAAAACCAATAACACGAGCAAGCCACGCACCGGCATTACCAAGTGCTTCACCGGCGCCCGGTATACCAGTAAGATCACCTAATTTGGAACCTGCAAAACGAGCAGCTTTATTGACTAACCCTTTAGAAGGAGTATCGTCAACAAAAGGCTTCACTACAGTTTTAGCAAAATCACCAATTGAATAATCACCATGACCTTTAATCTTCCTCGGACCTATTGGTGGTAATTTATGTGTCTTTTTCTTTTTTATAGTGATATCAACCACCTTACCTTTCTTAACGATTTCTATCTTCTTCGACTTCGGCATACTGCACGAAAATACGATGTTTAAGATAGGCAAATATAGTACAACAATAAAGAACTAACAATAACAATAATAGCATACAACTAATATACAACTTAAAATACAACAAAGTTTCTCATTTTAAAGAGCCAACTTAGTTTCGCACATAACATGGACTTTGCTATCGATCGAGGCTCTAGCTATCTGTCCTATTATTGTACTATACAGCATAGGTGGGTGAAAAACACAATCATCAAGACTAATATCTGTAAATTTATGAGACACTTCAACCCCACTTTCAACAAGAATATCGCCATTAATAGAAATGCCTGAGTATAACTCATGCAGCTCATTATCAGTGAGGTAACATTTCCACGCTAATTTAACGTCATCAGAACAATCATCAGATGTCTCAAACCGCAAAAAGCGTATAACCCTTTCAAACCAATCACGGTCCTTAAGGTTGGCAAAAGTCTCATTTCTAAGAGCGCATGCCCTAATAATAGACATTGAAGTAGTTCCTTCCTCATTAAAATGAACCAAAGATGATCGCATCTTGGAACTATCTATAGAAGGATATAAAACCTGAATATTAGCAGGATGATGGTTAAGAACAAAACTATGACCCAAGAAAGTAGTTTCTTCGAACCACCTAAAATCATCATGGGCAAAATGATATTCCATTTGTATGGTAGGAGCAAAATTTTCAATAGACTTCCTATTAAACCATACCTGAACATCTGGATGAACAGATATAGAGACATCATCCCCGACAATTATAACTCTAGTATAATAGACAAAACTATCAAGAGATTGAATCTCAAGTGGCACACTAAGACACCATAAAACATAAATATCACACCAATTTTTAAAACTATTATCAGGTGTGGTGCAAGCCTGACCTGAAGGATTACCAGATGATCGAGAATATACATGTCCATCAACATTCACAAGAGGTGAATGACAAAGTTCATAGTAGAGGTTTTTAAGACGCATTTGGTTCTCAGCAGTCCTGAATTCAGGTGCTAGAAGACGCCAGCGCATATCCCCTATAGACTTAAAATGAGGATCATACTTACATCGACCATCAAACTTCTTACCATCAAGTTCAAGTACACATGGTTTATTCCAACCAAAAGGAGTCATAAACTCACATAATTTACGAGCACCACCATTAAGAAGATTTAAACCTATCATAAATGGTGTAGAATAAAGGTGATCACGTAGTGCCATATTTTGATACATACATAAAGAAGAGTGCGCCACAACATGATTAACATCCATAGCGATAATTGTACGAACACTACCTTCATCGACTTTAACTGCCTCACGCATCTCTTCTTTAATAGACACATTACATAAAGAACGAATATAATTGTCTGTTTTAAGCATCTCCCAATAGACATCATAAAATTTGGCGTCAGCGGACAACCAATAGTCTATCTTCAAGGGATATAAAAGATTAAAAGGATATCCAGATGACTTGAGGGGACGCAAATTACTAATCACCTCATCATAGCTCATCTGTTTAGAATTGCCACACACGGGCAACAATACCTTATACAGGCATTCAATAGCCTGTAAATAAAGTTTCTGAATATTACGATCACTATAAGGTCTCGGATCGTAGTTGTACCTCTTGAGTGATTTTTCAGAATGATCTAATATCTTTGGTACAACTTTATACATGTTGTACTCTTCATTATTGAGCTGTAGAAACTTTAAAATCAGCCGATCATCATAATCTGGAATGCGCTGTTTGAATATCTTAAAAACTCGACCCATACATGGGAGATATTCCCCGAGGCCAGCGCAGCAAGGGTGGTCACTAATAATCCGCTTGCAGCCTTTGGGATAGGACGACAATATGGCCGCTATTGTCGTCCTGGTAAGTTTAAATTATTTAAATCTTCTAATTTCAGAGAATTACCGTTTATAAATTTCTCATAATTAGAAGCATAATTTTGCTCGTCACTAAGATTTAGCGATGGTCTTTGAGATAGAGAGTTGAGATTCCTTAACCAATTCTCATTAGCCGGATAAAACATGGGTGTAACCTTGGAATTAGGACTACCTACACCATGGAAACCAATAATTTTATTATCAACACCGGCTATATATACACCACCACATGAACCATTAACACTGGATTTTGTCCACTCCCAAACAGGAATTTTCTCATTATTGGACATTATATAAGTTGGATCACCAACCAACCCAGGAACGTGACGCACTTTACCGTCTTTGAGACAGAAGAAAAATGTTGCTAATTCACCTTTAACAGGTTCCCTAAATTCATAAACATTATTAGGAACAACATTACTAGTAGGTATGAAGACCTGGTCTATAACATCTTTACCAACAACTGCTTTAATATTACTAATAGGTATTTTCTTACCACCTTGAATAATATTGAGAGATTTCATACCAGATACCCCATGACGAGCAGCAGCAAACATATGATGAATAGGGAAGACAGTAGAGTAACACTTTTGACCTTTATCATCTTCACCCTCTATGCAATATAAAAAAGGTGTGGTACATATGGCTGAACCAACAACCAAATGTTCTGCTTTAATTGTGTCTGAGATCTCTTTCTGGAGCTTCTCTCGCCAGTTATTTTTGGGTTTACGACTCAACCACTTCTTTGGTCTAACTTTATTATTTTTCGACTCAGGTTGAGCACTTAGGGATACATTAACTGTCACAGGGGTCAAAGATGAAGTGTCCACCTTAGACTCTTTAGTCTTGTAATTAGGGTTCCGCATGACAAAATTACCTCTGGCATCGAAACCACTAACCCCTAACCTGTCTTTATCCCACGCATTTTGTTGTTTATTGTTCCAATAATCATCAAGTTTACTAACAGCTTGCTGTTCAATAAACTCTTCTTTATCACCACGTTTCACAAAGGAATCTATATCTGACTTAACATCGTCGTACACCTCACGTGGGACTTTATTACCGAAACGGACAAAAACTCGCTTTATAATATTACGAACATACTTGTCACGTCTCTGTTGTTTATTTTGCTTAGGACCTTCAGGATATAGTGTATTAACACCAACTTCCGCAGTGACTTTAGATTCTTTATTCACTTTTAAAGGCTTCTTAAAGTATTTATAAACAAAAAAACTAATAGCAGAAACAGCCACAAATGATAAACTTATAACTACTGCGCGTGTAGAATGCCTCCAATTATAAAACTTGAAATAACAAGTTACAACAGACAAGCAAACAGAATCAAACAAATTTGATAAATAAGAGCGCACAGAATTCACCTTACTCAACAGCTGCGCTCTACCATTACCTTTATAACCAAGACCATGTCGACTGGTCTGACTGCGATCAATAACTGCTTGTATTTTACTCATCTGAAGAGATACTGGTCCATGAGGCTCGTCATGAAACCTAGGGACATCACAAACACCCGATAGCGAATTAGTATTATCAATATATTTTTGTTCATCAAGCTGACTACCTTCATGAGTGACATCTATATCACATTCATTATCTACTATGTCAGCTTCAGGTAACTCACTAATATCAGAAAAAGGGCTATCATCTTGAGACACTTTAGGTTTATCCATTTGAGCAACCAAGGGAGTGTATTTCTCCTCATCTTCAGTATCAAGACCATTAATAACTTTTTCTGCTATTTTATCGGCCTCTCTAGCCATACCGCTCTCTATCTCTTTCTTTATAAGAGGCGAGAGTTTAGAAATAATGTCTTCAACACTCATACTCTCCATAACTGTAACATTATTAGATACATTATCATCATCATCACAAAAAAACGTAGAAACATTATGCCACATCTTATGTATAACAATAGCATCTTTATAAGACTTAACAATGTAAGTAATAAGTGTAGTAATAGCGTCCATATCTTTCATTAATGTTAATGGGAATAACCCACAAAATATAGCCATCTCTTTAAAAGCAGTCCAGCGTTTAGCCACACGTGCGTTACGCTTTTTCTCCACATCACTCTTAGCCTCTGTAACATACGTATTTTTAACGTAATTACTAATGCATAGAGCAACTATAAGAGAAGCGACACACCCACCTAGGGTTAATAACTGGACTGTCGATGGTTTTTCAATTTTTATGGGTTCACCATTCTTAACATTAACAACAATATGCTCTACCGGTTTAGGTAGAGGGTTTTGCCATGTGCTAAACTTTTTATAAAGTTGATACACATACCAAAAAACAGCTATCAACAATAACATTATACAACCAAGACCATTAGCCCCCATACAATAGAGAGTGATAGCAGAAGAAGTGCAGCAAACAAACGCTACACATGCCTGAATGGCCTCTCCCTTAAGTTTCTCCACATAAGGATATAACAACGTATCCATTTTGTACAATCGTTGCAAACAACACAAATATCGTCTTTAAACAAATAGTATGGCTTGGGATCGTAATACTTAATAGTAAAATGAAAACCACTAATATTAGAATACCAGTTAATAGCTAACTGAATAGTCTCCTTAATTTCAAATGACTCTGCTAAAATATCTTCAATATATCACTATAACGACTCTTGGTAGATTTCTTCTTAAGGAGAAAACACTGCCAGTCGTAAGAACTTCTAAGAAAACAACAACTACACGGATATATTCCGTTAAGTCTGTCTTCAATAGAAGGATACTTATTAGGATACTTA